CCCGGGGGTTCGATTCCTCTACTTTCCTCCAACTTGGAAGCTGAGCCAGCCCGGGGCTGGGCCCGCCTGCTAAGCGGTGTTGGGTTAGTAGCCTAGTGGTTCGACTCCACCTTCTTCCGCAGCGTCGCCGCCTGTATAGCTCAGTTGGTAGAGCGCCCGCGTGGAGCGGGAGGTCCCGAGTTCGAATCTCGGTACGGGCCTAGTGCGTGACGTTAGAGCCGCTGGATTCACGTCTGATCAACGTGCCACCGGCTCGGATCTATCCCTATCGTCTAACGGTCAGGATTCATGGTTCTCAACCATGCGATCGGAGTTCGAGTCTCCGTGGGGATACTTTGTCATTGTCGGTCGGCACCGGCGGCCGGTTGCAACCCGGACGACGCGGGTTCGAGTCCCGCCAGTGACTCTCGTTGCTTCTGTAGCTTAATGGTAGAGCGCCACCTTGTCACGGTGGAGGATGCGGGTTCGACTCCCGTCGGTCGCGCTGGGTCGTTAGTTTAGTGGCAGAACCTCGGACTGTGACTTCGACGGCGACGGTTCAACTCCGTCACGACCCTCCAGCTAAGGCCCGTGAACGATCCCTGTTCTTTGAAAGGACACATCGCCGGGTTACGGCCCTATCGTCTAGTGGTTAGGATCGCGGCCTTTCAAGCCGTAGGGCAGGGTTCAATTCCCTGTAGGGCTACTCGTGGTTCCTCCCCGGGTTCGGCATTGCGTGTTGCAGACGGTTCGAAGCCGGCCGCCTAGCGGCAAGTGGTGCTGTCACGCTCTGGTCGGTTCGACTCCGACGGGAAGCACGTTCTACGGGGTTGGATGGATTCGACTGGCGGGGAAAACCGCACGCGGACCGCGCTAGGACTCGGGTTCGATTCCCGACGACTCCACCACGGTCACGAACGTAGGCCACGACACTACGTTCGTGCCACTCTTGCAGGGTTAGCTCAGCGGAAGAGCTGCGGTTTTACACACCGCCGGCCGGGGGTTCGAATCCCTCACCCTGTACCACGCCTCTATAGCTCAATGGCGAGAGCCACTGTTTAGTAATCAGTAGACGTGGGTTCAATTCCTACTAGAGGCTCCCGTCCTAGGCTAGCTGACGAAAAACTGGCCTTCTGCTCCTCTAGCCCAATTTGGCAGGAGGCACCTGACTTAGAATCAGGACAGTGTGGGTTCGAATCCCTCGGGGAGCACTCAGATGGTAAATGGCTAGCGGGTCGCTCCCGTCTCACGTTCGATTCGTGACTGTCTCTTTTGGGATACTAGTTTAATGGGAAAACCAGTGCCTTCCAAGCATTCGTTCGGGGTTCGATTCCCCGGTGTCCCTCTGAGTCCTGGATCTGGAATGGGCGTCGCCTCCTAAGCGACTACCCGGCGGTTCAAGTCCGCCTCGGGACTCCAATGCCTTCGAAGCTCAATGGATGAGCAAGTGGCTACGAACCACTAGGATGCGAGTTCGACTCTCGCCGGGGGCTCTGGGCGATGGTGTAGTGGTCTATCACATCGGTCTCATAAGCCGACATTCGCGGGTTCAAATCCCGCTCGCCCTCCCACGTCGATCACGGACACAGTGATCGTCTTTCGGAATATAGCTCAGGTGGTCTAGAGCGCTCGGTTTGGGACCGAGAAGTCAGAGGTTCGAATCCTCTTATTCCGACCAAGTGTCCTTAGCTCAGTTGGCAGAGCAACCGGTTGAAGCCCGGTACGCAGACGTTCGATTCGTCTAGGACGCACTGGATCGTAGTTCACGGGTTAGAACGGCGCTCTGATAAGGCGCAGAAGACGGCTCGACTCCGTCCGATCCTACCAATGGGGATTTAGCTTACCGGGAAAAGCACTGGTCTTGCACACCAGAGTACAGGGTTCGAGTCCCTGATTCTCCACAGTACCGGTGCAGGTTCGAAGATCGACGTCGACTGGTGAACCAAGGGGTAGCTCCCCGAGGAGCCGAACGAGGTTGCACCGGGAAGTCATAGATCCGTAGCTGAGTGGTTTAGCTCGGGGCTCTTACCCCTGAGACGAAGGTTCGATTCCTTCCGGGTCTACCAAGGTAGTCGTGAGCGACCGGTCGCTCAGGGGCCTGTAAAGCCCCCGTCTTACGGCATACGTGGTTCGAGTCCACGGACTACCACTCGTTGCCTGCTCGTCTAACGGCAGTGACGCCCGGCTCTGACCCGGGAAGTTGAGGTTCGAATCCTTGGCAGGCAGCCAAACGTAAATCAGAGAGAGGTCACGTTGATCACTGCTATCCGCTTCACCGCCCCGTGGTGCCGGCCGTGCAAGTCGTTTGCCCCTGTCTTCGACGAGTTTATGTCTGAGATCGAGGGAGTGAACTCGCACGTCGTGGACATCGACTCGCGGCCCGAGGTAGCAGAACTCTATGGCGTGACCACCATTCCCACCGTCGTCTTCGAAGACGACGGAACCGAGATCGCTCGGGTCGTCGGACCCAAGCCTAAGAGCGCGCTTAAGGCGGCTCTCAACACATAAAAGACTAGGGGTATAAGGGGTTGCAGCACACTATCTCGCTGATCCCTGCCCCGGCACACATCGTCGGACCTACATGGCGGAAGTACGAAGACGGCCGCTGGTATCTGCCTGAGAAGACGCTCGGGTGGGGCGTCATCGACTGGATGTTCAAGTACGTCCGATCTCCCGGCGGAGATTTCGCTGGTGAGCAGTTCATCCCGACCGACGAGCAGGTTCGTTTCCTGCTCTGGTGGTACGCGGTCGATGAGAACGGAAAGTACTCTCACAAGGGTGGCGTTCTCCGCCGTCTGAAGGGATGGGGTAAGGACCCGCTCGCCGCCGCTATGGCGCTTGCTGAGCTGTGTGGTCCCGTCGCCTTTTCTCACTTTGACGCTAACGACGAGCCGGTCGGTAAGCCTCGACACGCTGCGTGGGTCCAAGTGGCAGCGGTCAGCCAGGAACAGACTAAGAACACGTTCTCTCTGTTCCCGGTGATGATTAGCTCGCTTCTGAAGGACGACTACGGGCTCGACATCAATAAGACGATCATCTACTCGTCGAGTGGTGGTCGAATCGAGTCGGTCACCTCCTCCCCCGCTTCGATGGAGGGTAACCGCCCGACGTTTGTTATCCGTAACGAGACTCAGTGGTGGACCGAGGCGGTCCAGGGTCACGAGATGGCCGGCGTTATCGAAGGTAACGTCACGAAGATCACGGGATCTCGAATCCTGTCGATCTGTAACGGCCACATCCCCGGGCAAGAGTCGGTAGCAGAACTCGACTACGAGGCATGGCGATCGGTAGAAGCCGGTCAGGCTGTCGACACCGGGGTCCTGTACGACGCACTCGAAGCACCGGCAGACACCCCGGTCTCGGAGATCCCGGCTCAGTCCGTGGACCCGGCCGGCTACGAGGCCGGCCTAGCGAAGCTACGCGAGGGCATCCGTATCGCCCGTGGCGATGCGCTCTGGCTCGACATCGACTCGATCGTCGCGTCGATCCTCGACGTACGTAACCCGATCACCGAGTCTCGTCGGAAGTTCCTCAATCAGATCAACGCGGCAGAGGACGCCTGGATCTCGCCGTCCGAGTGGACGCAGTGTGAAGACCTCGACCTGAAGCTAGCGCCTAAGGAAAAGATCACGCTCGGGTTCGACGGATCCAAGGGTAACGACCACACCGCGCTAGTCGCGTGTCGTGTATCTGACGGCGCACTGTTCCTGCTGAATCACTGGAACCCTGCGAACTACAAGGCTCCCGACGGGTCATACGAGATCCCTCGTGACGACGTGGACGCAGCGGTTCGATCCGCTTTCCAGCGGTACGAGGTCGTGGCTATGCGGGCCGACGTCAAGGAGTTCGAGTCCTACGTCGATGCGTGGTCGCGTGACTACCGCAGGAAGATTGTGGTCAACGCTTCTCCGACTCACCCCATCGCATTCGATATGCGGGGCAATCAGAAGAAGTTCGCGCTCGATTGCGAGAAGTTCTATGACGCGGTGGTCGAAACGGAACTCCGTCACGACGGTAACCGACTGCTGAGGCAGCACACGCTCAACGCTGTTCGTCACCCTACCAATTACGACGCCATCAGTATCCGGAAGGCGAGTAAGGACTCGTCCCGAAAGATCGACGCTGCCGTTTGCGCTGTCCTGGCGTTCGGCGCCAGGCAGGAAGTGCTTATGAGCAAGAAGAATCGATCACGCAAGGCAGTGGTGCTTTCGTAATGGCTAACGATGTGTACGAGAAGCACCTCATGGACCTACTACCCCACCTGACCAACGCTAGCGGTCATATGACCGAATCGGGTCAGTACTACGACGCGACCTACCGTCTGAAGACGGTGGGTCTCTCTACTCCACCCGAGATGCGCTGCCTCACCGCGGCGATCGGGTGGCCCCGCATGTACCTCGACTCGCTCGAAGAGCGTCTCGACGTCGAAGGCTTCCGGCTCGCCGGCAAGTCCGACTCGATCGAAGAGATGCACGACTGGTGGCAGGCGAACGGCCTGGACGAGGAGTCCGGCCTAGCTCACCTCGACGCCCTGATCTATGGGCGCTCGTACGTGACGGTCGCCGCTCCGGGTCCGGGCGACGAGCCCGGCGTCCCGATCATCCGAGTCGAGTCCCCGCTGAATATGTACGCAGAGACCGATCCCCGTACCCGCAGGGTCACGAGGGCCGTGAGGCTCTACCAGCGTCCCGGCGAGGTCATGTACCAGTGGGCGACGCTGTACCTCCCGGACGTCACTGTGCCCCTGAAGCACGAGGGCGGCTCCTGGCAGCTCGACGGCAAGATCGTGCGGCACAAGCTCGGCGTTGTCCCGGTCGTTCCGATCTACAACCGGGAGCGCCTGGCCGACCGTGACGGTCGGTCGGAGATCACTCCGGAGCTTAGGTCGTTTACCGACGCCGCGGCCCGAACGATGATGAACATGCAGGCCGCCGCGGAACTCATGGCGGTACCGCAGCGAATCCTTTTCGGGGTCAACGCTGAAGACCTGATCGACCCTGAGACTGGCGTGTCGACTCTCGACACGTACCTAGCCCGGATCATCGCGCTGGAGAACGAGGCCGGTAAGGCTTTCCAGTTCACCGCCGCGGAGCTACGGAACTTCACCGAGGTTCTCGACCAGCTAGCTAAGCACGTCGCTAGCTACACGGGTCTACCCCCGCAGTACCTCTCGTTCCAGTCGGACAACCCGGCATCCGCTGAGGCGATCAAGTCGTCTGAGTCTCGCCTCGTCAAGAAGTGCGAGCGCAAGCAGCGCATGTACGGCGGTTCGTGGGAACAGGTAATGCGTCTGGCCGATCAGGTGATCAAGGGTTCGGTGGATGTCGAGCTGAACCGGCTCGAAACCATGTGGCGCGATCCAGCTACACCGACGTTCGCTTCGAAGGCCGACGCCGTGACCAAGCTGTACGCGAACGGTCAGGGAATCATTCCTAAGGAACGTGCCCGCATCGATCTCGGCTACACGAACGATGAGCGTGCCGAGATGAAGGAGTGGGACGAGGACGAGCAGGACGACGCCGTGAAGGCGCTCGCCTCGGTCGTCGGGATGCCTGCTCGTGGCGGTCAGGATCCGGAGCAGCAGACGGGCCCGCCGGTTCGTGAGGCGGCGGCGTAATGACGTTCGGGGAGTACCAGCAGCAGGAGAAGCAGAACACGGCTCAGATCGTGGCTCTCCTGCTGCTCTTCCTGCGTCCCTACGTCCGCGTACCCCTGACCCCGCTCGACTGGCTACGTCTGCTCGACGTGCTGTTCAGCTTCGTCTACGACGCCCGTAGGCGATCGGCGCTAGCTGCTCGTAGCTACTACGACGAGCAGCGGGCTACGCGCCTACCTGAGGTCGTCGACCTCGACGAGTTCCGGTCCGGGGTGGTCGACCTCCGTCCCGACCTGGACCGGCATCCCATCTTCCTCGCGGAGTACAAGCGCGAGTGGATGTACGAGGCCCTGGAGCCGGCGCGCGAGGGCTTCTCGCGCCCTGACGCTTCCCAGGCGGACCTAGCTCGGGTAGCGGCCATCGCTGCCAAGGAGGTCCAGAACGGCGGCCGTAGGACGTCTCTGAGGGCCGTCCAGTCGGACCGTCGGGTACTGGGGTTCGCCCGCGTAGCTGGCGGCGGTGAGTCGTGTGCGTTCTGCACCATGCTCATCTCCCGGGGACCTGTCTATAAGGATTCCCCCGAGAACGCGGGACTCCGAGCGGCCAGTGATCAGGACGCTGTCGACATTTATCGAGAGTTCAAGAGGACCGGCGACGAGTCCGTGATCACGGATCTTATGACTCGCTGGCACGAAAATTGTGACTGCCTCGTCGTTCCAGTCTTCGACGAATCGAACTGGGACGGTCGCGAGCAGTATCTAGAGGCCGAGAGGCTCTGGAAGGAAGCGACCGCTGGTGTTACTGGCGGCGACAAGCTCCTAGCGCTTCGTCGCGCTATGGGCGATGGCTACCGGCGTGGAGTGGAACTCCCGGCCGCGGCCTAAACACACTAATTCTTGGGACCCCCTGGCGGGGTCCTTTTTCATGCCCTGGAGGCATTAAGTATGTCCGGAAATGATGGTGGCAACGCTCCTGCTCCGACCACGATGGCCGATTGGCCTCAGTCGGCTAAGGACTACATCGCGGAGCTTCGAAACGAGGCCGCGAACTGGCGAGTGAAGTTCAAGGATCAGGAATCCGCAAACACGACTCTCGCGAATGAAGTTGTCACGCTGAAGGACAAGGTGTCCGCCGCAGAGTCGGACGGCACCAAGGCAGTAGCGGAGTCGAAGCGACTCCGTATCGCTCTAGAGGCGGGCGTTCCTGGTGACCGCGCCGTTTCGATTGCAGGGCGACTACAGGGATCCACCGATGACGAGCTGAAGGCAGATGCCGCAAAGCTCGTAGCCGATTTCGGCCTGACCGGTCAGCAGGTTCCGCGTAATGACGCGGCGACTGACCCGTCTCAGGGCCAGGGGTCCGGTGGAGCCGCAACGACTCTCACTCCCGGTGGCGCTTGGTTTGCCAAGCAGCTACGGGATTCCACTAGCTAATAGGAAACTTAATGCCTAACGTAGTACCTCACATCGGTCCAGGTGTCCAGGGTCACCTGAACCTGATGACCGATTCCAACCTACTCCCCACGGAGTTCGTTGGTGACATTTTCTCTAAGGCCAAGCAGCAGTCCATCCTTATGCAGTACGGCCAGCAGATTCCGGTGAGCCTCGGCGAGACCTCGGTCTACGTCGGTGGCGACAAGCCGGCGGCCGGTCAGGTCGGCGGGACGACCCTCGCGAGCCGTGAAGGTGCTGAGAAGCCCGTCGCCGGTCTCCGTTACGGGACCCGCCAGTCGTTCATGCCGATCAAGCTCGCCGTGATCATCACTGCGTCGCGTGAGTACGCGCTCGTGAACCCGGACCAGATGTGGACCAAGCTGGCGACGGACCTTCCGGCCGCTATCGCCCGTGCCGCTGACCTCGCGGTCGTGCACGGACGCGACGCGCTGCGTGGTACTGCCCTGAACGGTATCGCCGTGAACGGGTTCATCAACGAGACCACCAACCGTGTCGAGCTGGACACCTCCGCTGGCGCGAGCCCGGACATGGTCGACCAGCTCATCGCGGGCTGGAAGCTCGTAGTCGGCGACGACGACAAGGACTACGACTTCACGAACTGGGCGTACGCGCCCGAGATCGTGCCGGACATCGTGACCCTCCGTCGCTCGGACGGTACCCCCGTCTTCTACCCGGCATCGGTTCCGTCTACCGGCTCTGAGATCAACCTGAACGCTGGCGTCGGAAGCCTTCTGGGTATTCCTGCCGCAGCACACCGTGTCGTACACGGGAAGGTCGACAACGCGCCTAAGACGAACGTTCGCATCCTGGGTGGGGACTTCTCTCAGCTCGCTTACGGTTTTGCCGACCAGATCACTTTCCGCATCACCGACCAGGCTTCCCTGTCTAACGGTGCTGGCGGCGTGATCAACCTTTGGCAGACCAACCAGGTTGCCGTTCTGTGCGAGGCGACTTTCGGATGGCTCGTTAACGACCCCGACGCGTTCGTAGCGTTCGAGCTACCGGCCGCACCGTAATCAGTATGCGCCTTATCAGTCCAAACGGAGTCAGCGTGAGCGTCTCCGATGAGAAGGGCGCACGTCTTCTGACGGAGGGATACCGCTCGGTCCCGGCTCCTCGTGAGTCGGGCCCGGCGGCCCCTGCCGACAAGCCTAAGGCTGCTAAGCCTCGGGCCAAGAAGGCGGCGGATAGCGCCGACGAGGAGTAGGACCCGTCATGCCGTACGCGACCGTCGCGGATGTAGCAGCTCGAATGGGTCGCGGTCTGGATGAGTCTGAGACGCAGATCGTAACGGCTCGACTCAACGACGTTGAACTCATTATCAAGAGCCGGATCCCGGACCTCGCCGCGAAGGTCCTTTCCGGAAAGCTAAGCGCGAGTCTCGTCGCGATGATCGAAACCGACGCCGTGATGCGGATTCTCAAGAATCCCGACGGCATCGTTGGAGAGACTGACGGGAACTACTCGTATCAGCTCAACTGGGCGACCGTTACTGGTCGACTCATGCTCATGCCCGAGGAGTGGAAGCTCCTGGGCGTGGGCCGCTCGGTGTTCCTGATCAACGCGACTCTGCCGAATCCGTGCGGTCGCGAGGAGGGTGAATCCCTCGGATCGGATGACGACCGACAGGCTGTTTGGTGGGGTGACTAGTGAGTCTACTGAACAAGGTCGTAGAGGACATCGTGATTTATCACGAGGTTACTTCCGTGGACTCCGACGGAAACACGATGACTCGTGCATCTTCCGTCGGGGTTCCGGCCCAAGCGACTATTCAGGCCACGGGATCGTCCGGAACCGCCGGTCGCCGTGCGGAGCAGGACAATGAGGGCTTCGAGTCAGAGGCTAACTACCGCCTCCGTCTGAAGAAGGACTATCCCGCGATCCTCGGCGCTCAGGCAAAGATCGAGTGGCGCGGCGAGATCTGGTCGATTGTAGGCGACGCTAAGCGCTACAACGGCTCTCGTCGTACGTCTCACGTTGACTACATGATTCGGCGCGCGTAATGGGCGTCGAGTACCTGATCAATCAGCGTGCGATGAACCGGAAGGTATCGAAGCTACCCGGCGTCAAGCGGGCAGTCGACTTCCAGGCCAACCAGATCGGCGCCCGTGCCGCGACTCGTCTCGCGGAACACCGCGACGAGGGTAACGCGCGTATTGAAGTACGGACGCGGTTCCCGGGGAAGTACGGAAAGATCGACGCACTCGTGACGCTGGTCGACCTTCCTCACGTTCGGGCCGATGGCTCGTACAGCCGCGGTAACGCGCTGGCTATTGAGTTCGGCCACATTCACAACTTCTCCGGAGAGTACATCGAGGGACTTTACGTCCTTACGGGAGCTGTCCGAGACGGACTGCTCTAGGAGAGCTATTGGTTACCCGCGATCTCCCGCGGGTCCAGAAGATTGTCATTCCGGTCCTCCGGTCTGAACTGACCGGAGTCAAGGTCGGTTCGTGGATCGAAGACATCGACTATCGGGAGTTTCCGCTAGTCAATGTTCGAAGGCTCGGAGGCCCGGGACTGAAGGGTCCCCGGGCAAATCTGGATCTCGCGGTCATTGAGCTAACCGCTTACACGGGTGAGGGTCTGATTCAGACCGAGGATCTTCTGCTGGACGCGCGCCAGGTCATTTACGACATGGTCAGTCACCAGAAGGTCACGCCCGACGGCTACATCCACTCGTATTTCGAAACGATGGCGCCTACCCAGTTTGATTCCCCGTTCGAAGACACGTGGCGCATTCAGTGCCTAATTCAGCTAGGCGTACGTCCGCCTAGGACTTAAAGGAGTATCGCCTAATGGCGCTAGATGACGACGCGCTGTTTACCGCAGCGACCGGTTACATCTTCATCGGTCCGACCGGGACCACTGCACCTACCCCGACTGAGATCTCGGACTTCGATGAGGCCGAGGGCCTCGGAGTCGCGTGGACCAACATCGGCCACACGAGCCGTGAGGATCTTCCCGAGTTCGGATTCGACGGGGGTGAGACTGAGACTCGCGGTACCTGGCAGAACGCCGCTCTCCGTGAGGTCGTGACTGAGGCGACCGTCGACTACGTGACGTTCCAGCTCCACCAGTTCGATCTAACCGCCCTGTCGCTCTACTACGGACAGGCGAATGCGGTAGCAGCGCTACCGGGTGAGTTCCACGTCTCGAATGCAGCGACCGCCGGCTCTGAGCGCTCGATCTGCATGGTGATCGTCGATGGTGACGCAAAGATCGGGTTCTATGCCCGTAAGGCGTCTATCCGTCGTGAAGAGGCAATCAGCCTCGCGACCGACCAGTTCGCGGCTCTGCCGCTTCGTGCGACGTTCCTGAAGGACGGCGTTAACGAGATGTTCCGCTGGATCAGCGAGGACATGCCGGTCAACCCCGACGAGACGCCGTAACCATTTGACCGGGGAGTGCGGTCCGGACCCCGCACTCCCCCACCTAAGCCTTAGGTCCGGAACACCAAACTTTTTGTAGTTTAACAAATCCTAAGGTCCGGTATGTCTAACACTTACAGTCTTGAAGATCTTAAGAAGGATCTCGACGTCGAGTTCGCCCCGGTTCGACTGACTCTCGGAGACGACGAGTTCGTTCTCCGCAACATGATGCGTCTGCCCGACTCTCAGCGCACCGCGGTTCTGACCGCGATGCAGGTAGTCGGAAACGACACCGACAAGGAAGACGCTGAGGCGGTCAACCGCATGTCTCACGCGCTCACCGAGATCCTCACGAACCTGCCCGACGACAACAAGGGTAGCAAGCTGGTCGAGTTCGTGGGCGGCGACCTGAGTTTCGGTCTAAAGATTCTTTCGCTCTGGACGGAGCACACTCAGCCGGGGGAAGCGCAGAACTCGCCCGCCTAATCGACGAGCACGGCGAGTGCATCCTAGGGGACTTCTTCCTCTACTACGGCCGGGACATCTCGGATGTCCTGGTCCCCGGATCCGGGCTTTCAGCTCGTAAGGCCGTCGCGATGATCCGGAACCTACCGATCGAGTCCGCGACTATCTCCGCTCTACGCGGTGGCGCGGAGTTCCGAGGTTGGGGAGTCGACCGCTATCTATCGGCGGCTCTGATCGACGCAGTACAGAACAACACATACGCCTTCGTATCGGCGAACTCCAAGAGGCGGCCTAAGCCCCCGGAGCCGATGGAGCGACCAGGCAAGAAGAAGCAGACGGGTGGAAACACCTTTGCTGCTATGGCGCGTCGCGCCCATCTAGCGAATAAGCAGAAGGCAGGGAAGTAAATGTCGAGTCCGGGTGGAGTAGAGGTCGGACGGGTATCTGTCCGCGTCGTCCCGGACACGTCACGGTTCCGCGAGGATCTTCGTAGGGCCCTGGAGCAGGCTACGGCCGGCCTGAAGGCCGACATCGGGGCGTCGATCGACGCTACCGGGATCCGTCAGCAGCTCCGCAACACGGTCGAGCTGGCTTCTCGGGGCATCGAGGCGTCTATCCGGGTCCGTTGGGTCCCGACCGCCTCCATCCTGCGTGCGGAGCTTCGTGCCCTCGTGGCAGCCGCTCAGGCGGGTGTGGACGCTGAGGTACGGGTCAGGTTCGGGTCCCGCGGTATCGCGGGTATCGGTGGCGGTGGCGGGATCTCTCCCGCCCTGATCGCCGGTATCGCCCTGATCATCGCTCCCCTCGTGTCGCTCGTCGGCACGCTCCTAGCGGCCCTGCCATCGCTTATCGGCCTGTTCGCCGCTCTCGGAGCGACGGTGGCCCTCGGTATGGACGGCATTAAGAAGGCGTTCGAACCGCTCGGGCCGGTCATCGAGAATCTGAAGAAGGAAGTCAGCGCGACCTTCGAGGAAGCGCTGTTCCCGGTAGTTCAGGATCTCGTCGGACTCCTACCTAAGCTAACTAACGGCTTCAAGAACGTTGCAGGTGGACTGTCGGACTTTGCCGGTGGCTTCACTAGCGTTCTTGCAAGCGCTGAAGGCGTCGACCAGCTCAACTTTATTCTAGACCAGACGTCCGAGTTCCTCCAGCAGATCCGACCCGCCGCAGAAGCAGGTACGCGGGCGTTCCTTACTCTCGCTACGGCTGGCGCGGAACAGTTCGATGTTCTCGGCGACTCGATCAACCGCTACGCCGCGAACTTCGAGGCGATGGTCAACCGGATCACCTCTAACGGCTCGTTCGCCTCGGCGATCGAGGGCCTAGCGCTCGTCATGGACGCACTCGGCGATTCGTTCATTCGGATCTTCGAGGTCGGCGTCAACTTCATGGGCTACCTAAGTGGCCCCCTCGCTGCATTCATCGACGGCTTCACCGATCTGTTCGTTGGAATCTACCCGATCCTAGCGAGCCTATCTGCGCTCGTGTTCAACGTCATCGGTGCGATCGGTACGGCACTGGGACCGGCGTTCGCCGCACTGGCGGGCCCTGTTCAGCAGGTGGCCGACGTACTCGGTGTGCTTCTCGTAGGCGCCGTTCAGGCAGTCGCCCCGATCCTACTTGCTATCGGTCAGATCATCGGTGAGGTACTCGTTATCGCCCTACAGGCGATCACTCCTCTTATCGGTCCGCTAGTTGCCGGCCTAACGGCGATCGGTCAGGTTGTTGGAGCAGCGCTGATCGAGGTCTTCACCCTGATCGCTCCGCTTCTTCAGCTAGCGGCAGCAGCTATTGGTGAGATGCTCGTCGCACTGACTCCGCTGATTCCCGCGATCGTGGAACTCGTGACGGTCGCGCTCGTCGTATTCGTAGAAATCCTGCGGGCGCTTATGCCCGTGCTTCTGGAAGTGGCTCGGGAGATCTTCCCGCTACTCGTAGAAGTAATCCGAGCGGCCGTGCCGATCGTTCTGGAGATCGTCCGTGCGTTCATCGAGTTCCTACCTATCCTGCTCCAGATCGCCCGCTTCATCATCGAGAATCTGATTCCGGTGATGCAGGCGATCCTTAGGGTCGTCCAGGATGTTTGGCCGTTCATTCAGCAGATCATCCAGGGCGCGATGGAAGTCATCCGCGGTGTGATCGATCTCGTAATGGGCATCATCACCGGCGACTGGGAGCGAGCATGGTCCGGCATCCAGCAGATCCTCTCGGGTGCCTGGCGAATCCTCGTGAACGTCGTGCAGGGTGGAATCCAGCTAGTCGTTAGCTTCTTCCGCAACCTACCTAGCGCGATCCTGGGTGTTCTCGGCAACATCGGAAATCTCCTGCTGAACGCCGGACGATCCCTGGTCGATGGATTCCTTCGAGGGATCCAGGGAGCCTGGAACGGGCTCATGGGTTGGGTACGTGACGGTATGGCCCGTCTGCGTGGCCTGTGGCCGTTCAGCCCTGCAAAGTGGGGGCCGTTCTCGGGTAAGGGATACGTGACTTACTCGGGTAAGGCCATCACGTCAGACTTTGCTAAGAGCCTACGCGCCGGGATCCCCGGCGTCGTGTCGGCGGCTAGCTCGCTCATGGCGAGCGCTAACGACGCTTTCAGCGCCGAGTCGATCGGTGACTCCCTGCTCGCAGGAGTCCCGGACCGAATCCGCGACATGGAGAGTCTGCTGCCTTCACCGGGAGCAATGACTGCCCAGATGTCGGCGGAGATCTCTAGCGATGATTTCGGCTCCGTGGGCGACCGCGTAGCGGAAGCCCTGTCCGGCTGGAACGTCGAGCTGGACAAGAACGGACTAGCTCGTCTCGTCAATCGCTCTAACAATCGGAAGGCACGTCGCTAGTGAGTACCTGGTACCTAGGACCACTCGGTGACCTGAGGGCGATCGTCTGCCCGGATCGAGATATCCGGGTGGACGATGTCCGCCTCGGTGGGGTTCATCAGGCTCTCAGCGGCGCCCGTACGGTCGACATTACCGGATTCCGTCAGGAGTTCGGATTCAAGTTCAGCTACCTGAACGAAGAAGAGTATCGCTGGCTAGAGGCCCTGCACACGAGGACTGTGCGGGGCCCTGTCCGGCTGATCAGTCCCCTGAAGAAGAACCGTCTGTCGTCCTCGTCTACGGCCATGCGAGTCGTCCGGACGCTCGATCTAGGTGTCAACACGATTTCCCCGTACGGCGTCAGCACGGCGTACCCGTCGGCCCTGTCGATCCCGGCTCAGGCTCGGAGCTTCTCCGGGTGGGTCGGTAACACCTCGTTCAACTTCGACAACGGTCGATCGACCCCGATCCTTGCCGGGGAGACCCTGACGGGGTCTGTGTACGTCCAGCACAACCCTGCATCCCTCTCGGGCTGCACGCTGCGCCTGTCGTGGTTCGACCGCAACAACGGGGCCCTGACGACGGACACGCAGAGCTTCACGGCTCCGACGACGTTTGGTCGGTTCTCCATCACGCGTACCGCGCCAGCAGGCGCGGCCGGCGTCATCTTCTCGGTCCTGGTCCCTGCCTACGTAGCGACGTCGACCCTGCTCATCTCAGCGCCTCAGCTAGAGGCAGCAGCTACCGCCACGGCCTTCGAGCCGGGCGGCGGTTCAGCGATGGTCTCAGTCGATCAGCTAACGACCACGTCCCCCATTTTCCCTCTACGCGATTGTCAACTAAACCTAGTGGAGCTATAAGCCGTGCAGTTCTCCGGTAATACACAGCTCGCTGCGGCTATTGAATCGGATGAACGACAGTTCCGTGATGTTGTCCGCGTCGATTGGGCTAAGACGGGACTCTTTAACCACTTTATGAGCGACGTCTCAGCGATGGTTAGCTCCGTGTCGACAGATCGTAGCCTTGACGGTTCCTCTCCCGAGGAGATTCTCCTCGTCGAGGGGGCATCCGCAGCGAATCTAACAATCACCCTGTCTGGCCGAGTCGAGGGTGAGTCAGTAGCTAAGGTCTTCAGTCGATACAACCCAGGAAGCCCGTTCTCGGGATTCCAGCTAGTCGGATGCCAGATCACCTGGGACATCGAGGTCGAGTACGCGGGCGGGACGCAGGTCATCCCGCAGTTCGTAGGCTTCGTCTCGGAGATCACTCCTGATCGTAAGACGAACACCGTCGAGATCGTGGCGGTCGACCGGGCCGAGGTTCTACGTCGGCCGGTCATGCTGCCACCTTGGGCAGTTTCCGACGAGCACATGAACTACGGCGAGACGTACTCACAGTTCGCTTCGTCTAACTGGGTCATCGATCACTGTCTTCGACTATGCGATGTTGGACCCACGGACAAGCGTCCTACTACTCGGTTCGAGCAGGGTATTCCGGACACTGAGAAGTCGGGTGTTCTGTTCTACGCTACGGGTAACGGGTCTTACCTACCGACAATCGGGTATCTCGACAACCCGAACGCGGACACGTTCCCGACCAACAATACACCGATGTACCGTTCGAATGTTAAGAAGCATCCGGACGCACCGTCGGATGCACCTGTGCAGCAGGGATTCGCCGGCCTCGGCCTGCCGATCCAGCAGAGGTACGGGACTCCCGGTGATCAGGGAATCATCCGGTACTGGTGTGTAGACCAGGATCTCATTTTCGCTCGGGCGACTCACTACATGGGATTCACGCTCAACACGAACGGGCCGGGCGGATCGGCTTTCCAGACGATCGGCCTGCACACGGCTCTCGAAGTCTTCATCGGTAACGCTCAGGCTCTCAGGATCCAGGTCCAGAATGGACAGGTCTGGGTAGAGCGTCTGACGTTCCAGTCTGGCATGACGATCGTCGCCAGCAACAAGGTGAACATTCCGACCGGGCAGTCGAACGTGGACATCTACGTCCAGTTCGACAACACGCAGGCTACGGGTCTGCGTGCTCAGGTTCGTGCTGGCACGAACAACAGTGGTTGGCTGACGCTTACCGGCGCTAACACGACGTACACGGACGTAGGCGCCGACCAGATCAAGGGTCGAGTGACCATCGGTCAGGCGCTCAACATGAGCGACGTGTTTTTCGCTACTCGGTTCGTAGCGGGTGCTCCGGTCAATCAGACGTCGTTTGTTTACCGTCAGCCTAAGTACGCGGCGGCACTCGACTCGGGTCTGAACAAGTTTACGCACATGCCAAAGCCGCAGGCGGTGGAGGCATGGGAGCTGATCAAGGAAGTAGCCGCGGCCGAGTTCGGGTCCGTGTTCTGGGATGAGTCGGGAATCTTCCGCTTCTGGAACCTAGAACGACTGGAATCTAAGCGAGCTACGATCGTTCGAACCTTCTCACTCGACCATCTGTCCGAGCTGAAGATGACCGAGAACCTGGACTCAGTACGCAACGTCTTCTCGGTTCAGGTGAAGAAGAAGCGAGCCGTCTACGCCGGCAAGCTCTTCAGCTCGAATGACGTGAATGAGTTCTACGTCCCTGGACGTACTCAGCGATCGTTTAAGCTGTTCAAGTCAGACGTCCTTAGCCCGCTGACGTTCCTAATGACTAAGCACTCGTCGGCCCCGGGACCGTACGCCTGGCCCCAGTGGTCAGATGCCGTACAGCACGGCTACTGCGTGCAGTACCTCAACAACGGTGCGGCAGGGTGGTTCGAGGACAACACCCGTGTAGGTGTCGACGTCCGAGTCTATTTCAGCTCGGACGGTTACCTCGTCGTTAACATCTGGAACGGATGGAACGAGGCGATCCGCCTCGCCGAGGGTGGTAACGAGGACAGCCGTCCTGCGTTCCGGTTCTCCGGTACTCAGATCGTGGATGACGACACGACGTCGTCTGTCGTGATTCACCGGGACTCCGTGAACTCGTACGGGGCTAGGAACCTGGAACTCTCGGGCGACTGGTACCAGGACGACTACGGGGCTTCGAGCCTGATCACGACGCTGATTAACCGTACTGCGGAGCCGACTCCGAGCACGGACACCATCGAGGTTCCCGGGGATCCGAGGATCCAGCTCGGGGACACGGTGATCCTCACCGACCCTGACGGGTTCGGTGAGAACCTACTCGTCCAGATCTACGGAATCAGTCGTACGTCTAGTGCTGAAGGTCTAGTCGACGTCTACCGCGTCGAGCTGTTCGGTCAGCAGTCGTCGGAAATCCCTATTGAGGGGCTCCGAAAGAACCTGGTCGCTAACCCGGCCCTCACGACTAGTGAGGCGGGCTGGACCCTGTTCAACGCCAGCCGGGCGAACAACAACCTGACGAATCTGGATCGTACTTCAGGCATCACGATCAACGCGAGCGGCTATGCCGTATCGCCGCCTATCCCGGTTACTCCCGGGACTGTGATGACCGGGTCTTACCACGCTCGACAGGCCACGACCGGCACTATTCAGATCAACCTTGAATGGCGTAACGCCGACGGAGATTTCCTGTCTCAGGCCACGTTCAACCGGGCAATCACCGCTAACACGTCGACCCGAGTTTCGGCTACCGGAACTGTACCGGCCGGCGCGGCTGTGTGTGTGATTGTCGCCAGCACGTTCCCGTCGAACGTGGCGGCGAGTGTTACAGCGTTCATGGTAGAGGAATCGGGTTCGACCGGTACCTACTTCGATGGTGACACTCTGGGGGCTTACTGGAATGGTGCCCCGGGCGTTTCTACTTCGACGCTACCCATCTAAGCAGTAAGGCTACCCAGTGGCTCCAATTCCGAACGTTGTCCCGGGACAGATTGTCCGTGCATCGGAACAGAACGACCTGATCGACAGGGTCAACGAACACACCGAACAGATCGCCGATCTCCAGGTCCCGGGTGGGGACCTGGGGCCGGTGGAGGAACTCATCGAGGTAGCCGTGACGGATCACGTCGCGGACACCACTCCTCACCCTGCGTACGACGACCTTCCGTCGCTTCGACTTCTTTTTGAGAACGGACTTGTTTAATGTCTCTAGCCACTAACGTTACCGACCTGGCTACTCGGGTCGCGACGGAAGCTAAGGCTCTCCGCACGCTTATCAACGGTAACGCTGCGGACCTGTCCGCGCTCAATACGGTTGCGAAGACGAACCTCGTCGCCGCGATCAATGAGATCGAGGCGGCGGTCTCTGCCGCGTCCGGCATCGACGACGGCACTACCAGCACGACTACTACCTGGTCATCCAGCAAGATCGATGGGGAGATCGACGCGGCCGTCTCGGCGCTCGTCGACACCGCACCGGGGACGCTGGACACGCTGAACGAGCTGGCAGCGGCGCTCGGGGATGACCCGGCGTTCGCTACGACCGTTACCACCGCGCTAGCTAACCGGGTGCGTACGGACACCGCAGCTCAGGGTCTCGACTCGACTCAGCAGGGCAACGCCCGTACGAACATCTCGGCTGCATCTGCGTCGGCACTTACCACGCTCACCACGAATGTCGGAGATACGACTACGAACTTCGTGACTACTTTTGAGGCTGGCCTGGTCTAATGACACTCGCGGGGAACGTTGACGCCCTAGCGGCGCGCGTTGCCGCAGAGTTTCAGACTGTACGTTCCGAGTTCGCTAGCCCGTATGTTCGGGCTAGCGACTACGGGTGGTCCACCTCTGCCAGCGCGTCCGCTAACGACGCTGCTATCGCGGCGGCAATCACCGCCGCTCGTACTACGAACCGTCGCCTATACCTGGGTTCGGGTACCTACAACATCTCCGTCCCGATCGACATTCGAGCGATCGTCGGAGACGGATCTTCGATCGAGATGTTCGGGGACACCCGGGCTACCACCACGATCAATCAGACTACTGCCACGGCCGATGTGGTCATGGCCGGTGGGTACAACATCTATCTGCACGACATGCGACTCCGTCACTCGGAGGCGGCCTTCTCCGCTACCCCGACCACACTCGGCGCGGGACTGTCGATGCACAAGCTGGCTTACGGATCGGTCGAGCGACTCCAGCTCACCGCGAACGGCTACGGAATCCTTCTCGCCGACGCTGACGTGTTCGAGCCCGGCACCTCCTCGGGTGCCGGCAACTACTTCCACTCGATCAGCTTCACCGACTGCTACATCCTGCGGTACGGCGTAACGGGTATCTCACTGAACGTGGACGGAGCGGTTTCGACCGGCTCGTCTTTCCGTGGGGTCTGGATCCAGAATCAGGCGACCGACGGAACTCCGATCCAGCCGTCGGGCCGGGCACTCGATATGTACCTGTGTGACGAGATGATCT